TCTTTATCCGATTTTTGCGGCAGATTTTGTTCAAAAATGTTCAAATGAACACGATCTCCGCTTGGAGAATTAAATAATGTGTCGGAAAAGGCAATTAAAAGTCTTTCTTTTAAGCCGGCTTGCAAATCAGTAGGAATCACGAGCTAACACCTCGATCCAAAATACGATTGATTTCATGATCCAAGCGCTTATAGAAGGTTTTTTCGCCTTCTGCATTGATTTTTTCTCTAATTTCTTCATTTTGTAGCATTTGTGGAACAGACGGGCCGAACAAACGCTGAATCGGAAGCCGTTTACTGGTTGTCCGACGAAATACCTTAATTCCGTTGATATCCGCTACAAATGCGCTCCCTAAAGACTTCATTCCATCCTTCTTAACTCCCGCTCTAATAGGAGATTTCCGCTTTGGATTCACGGTTTTTGGCGATATTTTAAAACGATCTAACGGTATGAGGTTTCCGCGGCTTTTAACAATTGCGGTTAAATTGGCTCTACTTGCCCTTGTTTTGGAAAGAGTCGCCCTAATATCCGCTGCTTTAATGTTGTATTCCTGCCTCACTTCTCTGCTAATGTTAGAAGCAACGTTGGTCAAAGCCCTATTCAGGGCTGATGAAATGGCTTGAGGAGCTTTGTTTGGCACATCTCTAAGCCGTTTTTGCACCGTTTTTAGCATAACTTTATCGATTTCTACATCTACGTTTACATTCGGCTTCATGATCGATACCCCGCTAACGTGATGGTATAAACCCCTAAATCTTTAGTTATATTGATAATTTCATACGGCTTGCTATCAACTCTTATCCTCTTGCCGATGAATGGTTTTTCTTTCAACGAAGAAACTGACACATGAAAAAGGAGCTCGCCTCGTGCAAGCCCCTCTCCATCCGCTTTAAAGTTGTGTTTTTGCAATAAATCGTCATCCACGACTACCGATACAGTTTCGCCGTCAATCTGCATTTCACTCGCAAATTCATTGGCATTAAAAAACACATTATTCACGTCTTCGGCTAAAAAATCCTTAAAGTTTGGCAGCATATCATTCCTCTTCTTCTTCCAAGAATTCGCCAACTTTGTTCTCAGAAATGATTTGAAGTATCAAATCTTTCTTGGAAATGTTTCCTTTAAACGTCATTCCTACATTGGCAGCCACTTGTTTCAATTCATCGTAACCATATGCAGTATCCAGATCAGCATATATTTGTTGCTGTTCATCAGTAAGTTGAACACTCGGAGTTTCTGAAGCTTCTTTTTGATCCACAAAAAATGCGACTCCCATATCAGTGAGTCGCTTGGCTTGATCATCTGAAATTTTTTGTATGATTTGTCCAGCTTCATAAATTTTCCCGTCATGTCGAACGGTATTAATCACCTTTACACCCAAGAGATCTCACCCTCCTCCATTAAATTACTTTTGCTACATACCAGCTGTCTACTTCGTGTGGTACAGGTAACGGACGACTGTTGATTTGTAAGAAACGTGCTGCTGGATTCTTTTGAACCCATGTATCAGGAATGCGGGCACCCTCGTAAGTTCGGAAAGAATTAGTGGCAGAATCCATCAATGTCACGGCTCCATACAACATAGAAGACCTTGATCTTGTAGAACCTACCAAGATTGTACCGGATGGAACCATAGATTTTTCCGTTTGCGATTCTTCGTCAAAGTACCATTCATCATAGCTGTATATGTCAAGCCCGAGAGAAGAAAGCGAACCAATATATGTTACTCCATTCGGTAAAGTCTGCGGCTCGATTTTCCCAAGAATAATCCTTGTATTATCCATTACTTTTTGCACAGCAGGATGATTTACAAAAGCATCTACAACGTCTGCAGCCATCACAACAATGTCCGGTGTAATCCCTGATTTTTGGATAAGCGTTAGCCGCCAATTTTTCAAATCGGCGATTGGATCGCTGTTGGGATCGGTCCACAAATCGGTCCCGCTTAACGTCATTTTATTCGTGAAGTCAAAATCTAACTGTTGATCAATCCCTTCCCCGATAATATCCACTTTGCCTGTAAATAAAATTTGGGCAGCCATCCATTCTTCCCGACGAGTAATGGCTTCGTCCATTTCCGCTAAGTCTCGTGCAATCATTTCAATCGCACGCTCTTCGGGAGTTTTGGTTGTGTAGATAGTTTCGCCCATCGATCTTTTTGTAACATCATCACCTGTCAAAACTCTAAGTGGCTTGATCATCGCTGGTTTAAACGATTTAGTGGTAAACCCTTGTCGTTCCATTACCTTGCCAGGTAAACGCGGAGATACAAATGGAGCCATTTTTCTGCGTCCTTTATAATAATCCACGTCTACATTTTCAGTAGTAAAAGTATTCACATTAGGAAAAAATGTTTGTTTTAAAAAGGTATTGACCGGCATCGAAGATTCCATCGCCGCTAATAATGTTCTAGTGTCGTAAATGCTGATTGCCATTATGTTATATCCCCCTTTAAGCCTTCACATTTTCTTTTAGAAAAATGCCAATCTTACGAAGTGCTTCTTTGTGCGTTTTGTATGTGTCATGACCACCAAAAACCAAAGCGTTTTGATTGAATTCCCCTGATAAATAAACGACTGCAGGAACATCTTCCGTAGTAGCATCTACGTCATCAGCCAAAATTCCATATGGTACCTTTGCGCTTTCATCTGCAGATGCTGAATCTACGATAACCGCCTTTTTCTCAGAATCCAAAGCGATCACGGTTCCTCTTACATACGATTGTCCACTTTTCACAGTGACGGTATCTGTAACAACATTTGCAACACCACCGGCAAATAAATTGTCGTACTCAAATGTCCCAATCGTATTCGCTAATTGTTCCATTATTTCACTGCTCCTCTCATTCTATTGATGATGTCTGCAATGCTTTTCCCTTTTTCAGCAGCTTCCACTTTTTCGTCCTTTCCGCTGGCTTGCGGAGCAACATCACCTGGCACTTTGTTTAGTGTTTGCGCATCTTCTAATCGGTTTTCTAAATAGTTTTTACCTCTTTGCTTTTCGGCTTTAATGATTTCAACCGCCAATTCTTGTGCGGTGATTTTAGTTTCGAACTTGGCTTTGTTCACCAACTCTTCATTTCCTGGTAGTTCCAATTCTTCAATAGCTTGAATACGTTGATTTTCAGCTTTCACGCCCTCCTCATAACCTTCATTTTTAATTTGTTCATAGAGTTCAGGATACTCATTTTTCAATTTTTCAATATCCATATTGTCCTCTTCCTCCTTTTCATGGCTGGCATTCATAACATTTGCTTTCGGCAAAGAATTGATAGGTTCCGTTTTATTAGCACTCAACTCATTTCTTATCTTTTCAATGACTTGTTTTGGTATCATGCCAGAATCAGCACTTGCCACCGCTTGAACAATCTGGTTATCGAACATAATTTCATCAATCAAATTGTGTTCTAATGCCTGCTGTGGAGTTAACCATGTTTCAGCATCCATCATGGACAATAGCTCTTCATATGGTTTACCACTTTTTAGGCTGTAGGCATTTGCAATGGTCTGATTTACATTCTTTAGGAATGCCGATGCATGATCCATATCCCTGTAATCGCCTTCGGCCCGAACGGAGGCATTATGAATCATCATTTGGGCCGTAGGCGACATCATCACTTTATCTCCTGCCATCGCAATAACACTTGCCGCACTTGCGGCAATGCCGACTATTTTAACGGTCACCTTTCCCTGATAATCTTTTAGGGTTGTATAAATTTCCGAGGCATCAAACACAGATCCCCCGCCGCTATTAATCTCAACGACTAAATCTTCATTATTGGCTTCTTTTAGTTGATCTGATATTTTTTTAGGAGATACAGCTTCAACACCAAACCAATCATAGATCCATTGATCGCTGTTAGGTATGATTGGCCCTTTAATATTAATTTTCATCGGTATTCACCCCCTCATCGTCAGGATTTTGGCCTGGATCAACGTTCGAGGTTGAACCATTTTGAGCTGGTATTAGCCCTCCATCCCTACGCACTTTCTCTTCCAGTACACGCAAATTATTGTTTTTAAAGAAGTTGCCCCCTGTTAATTCAACCGTTTCACGTGTTCTCGTGCTAAATCCGTTTTCTACGCGCTTCTCGGCCGCTGTCACCTCCTTCAACGGATCCAATTGTCCTTGGGAAGGTCCGTGCCATTCCGCCATGGAATACGCCTTCCTGGCCAGTGGATCTGTGAAAAATCCAGGGGCATAAATGCGGCCTTTCGCAATAGCTTCCGCTAAAAATTCCTCATAAATAGGCTGGCAAAAGTCATTAGCCATCCATTCTCTCCGCATCCTGAACATTTTCCAAGCTTCCAACAGAGCACCACGGCTTGCGGAATAACTGGCAGTAAAGTTTTTCATTAACAATTCATACGGAATTTCCAAAGCCGCTCCAATTTGCCGGCAGATTGCAGAGACGAATCCATCAAACGCCGTGTTAGGCCGACCAGGATTTGACTCTTGGACTTTTTCATTTTCTCCCAAATACACAATCGTTCCATTTCCCAGTTCTATTGATCCATCATCCTCTTCGTCAACGAGATCTTCATCTGCAATACCTGTATTAAATTGTTCTCCTTGCTTCGTTTCAGTGGTAATAAAAACGGTATACATACCTGAGATGACTGCCGCCATGAGCTCAGCTTCTGTATACCGTGATAATTGTTTTAAACTTTCAATTACTGGAGCCAGGATCGGAACCCCGCGACGTTGTTCAGGTCGTTCTGATTCCATCAAGTGAAGTACATTCGGCCGACCGGTTTTTGATCCGAACTTTTCGACTCGTGTCCAGCTATTCTGGGACGTATAAACAGAGTTGGGATGATTTTTAGCAATATGATAAGCAACAATCTCTCCAATATCGTTGATTTCGACCCCATTTACAATCTTGTAATCTAAATCATTCACGTATCGATCCGGATTGCAGACACGGTCCGCTTCGATAATCTGAACGCGAAGATCATATGGCATCCCTGGCCTTGGAATGATCGGCAATAAAACAAAACAATCCCCGCTCATTATCCAAGATAAAAAAGCTAATTGCTG